GTAGTGCATATGACACGTTACCCATGCCGCTTACCTCCCAGCAATTCTTCCCTGTGTTCCGTTCTTACCTTCGCTTCCTCAAACATCTGGCGAATACACTTAATTCCCTGTTCGGTGACTGTTCGGTTAAATCGGTCACGTGCGTTGTTTTTGTGCACAGCGCTGTAATTAAACCGTTGTTTCATGTATAATTACTCCGTCATTATCTGTATCAAAAAGGGGAAACCGTATATTCCCCTTTCCTAAATCACTGGTTATTGATACAGTTTGAATGTAGTTCAGATTGTTAACTCAATTTGATCCTGAGCCTCGGTTACAGCCGGGGCTTTTCTTTTTGGTGTTCTGATATGACCGAGCATCTGAATTAGTGCCCTGGCCTCATCACCCTGCAACACAACCATGTCTTCCCCGCCCTCATATTCAATTGCCGCTAGTAAACGAGCGCAGCGCTGTATGAAGCTGAGATTTTCTTTGTGTTGTGGTGACTGCCACCGAGAGATTTGAGATTCGTGTATGCCCGTTCTGTGCGCGATTTCACGTGCGCCGGTTGAGTGAATCCCTTTGAGAATTTTTGTTTCGATTTCACGAAACTTGCGTTCGTTTGATAATTCCATAATTCATAATGTCCTTATTGAGATACAGTTATTCGCTCACTTCCTGTGAGGTGTTGCTGTGTTGAAAAATGTTCCAGCACATATCCGGAACGGGCTAAATTGTGTAAAGAGCGGTGGTGATTTTATTTTTATGCTGCATCTGCGCCGCAGATCAGCCAACTTGGGTCGCATTTCAGTGCAGTAGCAATTTCAACAATAAATCGTGGTCTCTTGATTAATCCTGATTCAATTTGTTGAATTGATTGCTGTTTTAATCCAACCATCTCAGCTAATTCTGACTGGGTAAGATTAAGCGCCACGCGACGAGTTTTAACCCTTTCCGATAGTGTACACATCGTGCCTCCTTGACAAAGTTTCTTGTATTTAAAAACAAATTAGTTTGTTTGTCAATTACAGGTTTTCTTGTGACTATCGATAAGATATTTAAAGAGGTTTTTATGTCGATCTCAGAACGAGTCAAAAACAAGAGAACTGCTCTCGGATTAACACAGGCTGAGTTAGCCGAGCGAGCAGGAACTACACAGCAGTCAATAGAGCAATTAGAAAGCGGTAAAACCAAAAGACCACGGTTTTTGCCGGAATTAGCTGCGGCATTAAATTGCTCAGTTGATTGGTTGGTTACAGGAAATCAGGAGGATTCTATTCCTCCACAATCTGAGTGGGGAACTGTTGCGACGTGGGACAGCGGAACACCACTTGAAGATGACGAGGTTGAAGTGCCATTTTTAAAAGACATTGAGTTGGCATGTGGCAATGGCAGTTTTATTAATGTTGATTATAACGGCTACAAATTAAGGTTTTCAAAATCCACCCTTAGAAGAATTGGTGCGCCGTCTGATGGGTCAACTATTGTCTGTTTCCCAGCTAAAGGCGATAGCATGGAACCAGTTATACCTGATAAGGCAGCTGTAGCTATTGATATATCTAATAAAAAAATAATTGACGGGAAAGTTTATGCGATAGATCAGGATGGATTGAAGCGTTTGAAGATGCTTTATCGCAGACCAGGGAACAAACTTATTATTCGTAGTTATAACCGTGATGAATACGAAGATGAAGAAGCCGATGAAAATGAAGTCCAGATAGTTGGCAGAATGTTTTGGTATTCCGTACTTGATTATTGAGGTAAGTAATGGATAACTTTAAGGCAAGACTGAAAAATCATGTTGAGCATGTGAAACAGGTTGGACAGCATTGCTCTACTGAAGAGACGACAAAACAAGCTCTTATTCTGCCATTCTTGGATATTCTAGGGTTTAGCCCGTATGACCCACAGAAAGTAAAAGCCGAATATGGCGCCGATTTCCCTGGTGCAAAAGCAAATGAAAGGGTCGATTATGCCCTGTTCTGCCAGGATGTTCCGGTGATGTTTATAGAGGCCAAAGGTTATTTTGAGAAATTAGACAACCATTGCCCTCAGTTATCTCGCTATTTCAACTCAACGCCCGAAGTTACTATTTCTGCCATTACAAACGGCCTTGAGTGGCGTTTTTTTACTGATCTAAAACAAAAGAACGTCATGGACCCGACTCCGTTCCTCCGGATTAGAATGGATGAAGTAAGTGATTCTGATGCTGGTCAGTTATTCCGATTCAGACATGACAAATTCAAACCCGAAGCATTGAGAACCTTAGCTGAAGAAAGTGTTTATTTATCTGCATTTACAAAAACAATCAGCTCAAGCCTGAGAGATGTGGACAGTGAGTTCGTAAGATATGTTGCCAGCAGATCTAATGTAGAAAGGCAGCTTAACCAGCGATTTATTGATTCTATTACCCCATTAGTTAAACAAGCAGTAGAACGCTCTGTTAGTGCAATGGTGGTGTCTGGCCTGTCTGGTAAGGGACTCTCTATTGATGAGCCAACTGAGTTGACAGATCCAACAGAAACCAAGCAGGATAAAGAATTTGAGAATATTATCGACCCAGATAACCCAAACATTATCACAACAAAAAACGAATTAGAGCTTTTCGAAAAAATCAAGGCAATAACCGGTTGTGAAGATATTCAATACAAGGATACCGAATCATATTTCGGGATATTGTATCAAGGAAAAACAAACAGATGGATCGTAAGGTATTACGACAAAAACAATGCTTTTATCCAGGTACCAATAGAAGTAACTGACATCCTTGCCAATGAAATAGCCAGAGCCGGATTAGAATTAACCAATGGCCGTATTTCTCTTGGGTGTCCAGAAGACATCCTCCGTATAACAGGGATCGTGCTTGACTCATTTGAATACGTTAAAAATGATGAGAATTTCATCCGTAAAAAACAAAGTTAACCACCAACCCTCCCACTCTACAGCCCTCTTCTGAGGGCTTTTTTATGCCTATCGCCAAGAACCCACTATAAATCCGCGTGACCAGCATCACTAAAACAAAAATTACAAAAAATAATACATCATAAAAAACAAGCAAATACAAAATAAACACTCTTAAAATACAAATTAATACAAGTTTACCTGTTTACAAGAGAACAAGAATTCTTGTATATTACAAACATCAACGGCACGGAGCCAAAGATAAACGGACTTAGCTCTTTTACAATCAGGAACCTGATCTGAATAAGTGTCAGATCACCACTGAGTGGTTTTTGGGATTGGTGAATGCGCAGGCTGATGCGCTGCAATCTTGTGAGTAGATGGAGAATGATGCCCGCATCAGGCGTAGGTAATCGACCAGTAGGGGCAAGATGAAGAAGGCATATCAGTAAGGCGATATACACGAATCACGCTGGTAGCGTGGACTTGATAGAGGCCGAGAAAATCAGTAAGTCCTGCCGGAGGTCAGCACCGGCCACCAATCACCAAAAATTACTCAGGAGGCAATATGGCAACAATTACTGTTATTCCAAAGAAAGACAACGCGAAGAACCGCCGGTTAGCAAAGCAAATGGCGTTCTGGGACAGAAAGCGTGAGGAGTATGCAGCGAAGCCTGAAAGCCGCTCAGTGGAGGATATTTTTGATTCGGTTTTCGGCCGGCCGGCAGACGAAACAGATGTGTTTGCAGAGCTGATTATCGGGCTGAAAGATGCACCGGAAGCACCACGCAAGCAGCTGAGAATGAACCGCAAGCCGATTATGCCGAACGGCGATATTACGGCCAGAGCATGACCGGTTGTGTGAACGCAGAAACTAATTATAGCCCATTCGGTGAGTGGGCTGTGGTGAGTTAACCGCAAATAGAACGAAGCAATCGTAACCTGAGCGGGAGTTTCTTTAACTCAGAAGAATCGGCAGTGCCGAGTTTTATTTCAGTTTTTACAGCGGCAATCTCTTCCAGGGATGTCCAGATACTTTCGTCAGATGATTCTATTTCCAACATCTGGAAAAGCAGGTCGTCATCATTATATTTTGATTCGGTAGTATACAGCCTCTGATAGTAAAACGATTTCTTTCTGGCAGTACCTGACTTGTTGCCGAACTGGAATACAGTCTGTAAGCCAGTTAATGCCACCACAAGCACACCGAAAATAAACGGGTTTCCGTTCAGAATTATTGATGAGCCGAAAATAATAATCAGGACTGAGATTATTTTATCAACACGCCCCATAGCGGTAGCGTAAAGCTTCTCAAGATAATGAGAGTATAAAATCTGCGTGGTTATATCTTCCCGGCTCATATTAATTCCTACTTTTTACCATCTCCGCCTGACTTTTTAGGTGGTGGCGGTGGTGGTGTTTTTATTAACCGTGACGGCATGTGGTCATTAGCCAGAACTCTGCCGGACGGAGCTTTATTCTCACTCATAATTCAATCCTTTAATTACATTGGGGTGATTGAATTATACACAGTTACATTACATTGGGGAATGTATGTGACCACCTCGCCTGATGTGGTTAAAAGCAGGCACTTCACCCCAGCACCTCACGAGGGCGCTGAGTTAATAACAGGAGATGGATATGAAATTTGAAGAGTTACCAATCGATGCAAGAGCTGCCGCGATAGAGGCATACAAGCAAATCGTTATTCGCGAAATTGGAGCTGTTGAGGCGGATTACGCCAAAGACCAAAAAGCCAGATGTGAAAATCTGGCTGAAACAATAGCTTCCGGTTTTATCAAAATGATGGAAAGTTAATTATTCATCTTTTCATTTTTTGAAAGCTCAACAAAGCAAGCTTTTATTTTTAAAAAAGCAGCAACAAAAGACCCGCCCTTGTCTGAGTTTCCATTAAAAGCGCCAGCTTTTGCCATTTCAATAACCGCCTGATGTGCAGCGTCAACGGGGTAAGCTACTGGGTCAATTAATTTTTCTGACATATAAACATTCCTTATTTTGACTGTGGAATGTTCAGGCTACCAGATTCTTTGGCTGTGGAAGTTGAAGATAGTCGCAAGACTGACAGCCCGGAAAGACGGGCATCCAGTCAGTATTGGGATTGGTGAATGCGCGGGCTGACGCGATATCAAAATGCGCTGTCGCCAGTCGGTGAAAACCCGGCCGCAACAGACCTATGCAGGACATCAGTACCTGCCACCAATCACCAATACTGACTAACACCCCGCAGCGGGGATAACTATTCGGACATCACGTAGCACAGGGAAGTGCATAGGAGGAAGTGTGGAACATAAAATATCGCTCTTAAAAAGAGCAGGCGAATCTGCATTCCCGGTAAAAATGGATATGGGAGACGGTTCCAGGATTGAAGGTATGGGTATGACACTGCGCGATTACTTCGCAGCCAAGGCTATGCAGGGAATCCTTGTAAACGCAGAGAGAAATGAATTTTCATTCGGTAAGGTGGATGAAATAGCATCCAAGGCTTACGAGCTGGCAGACGCAATGCTCAGAGCAAGGGAGAAATAACATGGAATTTAAAGGTACGCCGGGGCCGTGGTTAACTGACAGGAATAACTGCCACGCCGGACGCATAGCTACGGTTCATGGATGTAAAAATAACGACTGGGTGGAAATCTGGTCTACAAATTGGCCTGAAAATGAAGATGTGCAGGAAGCAAATGCGCGGCTAATGGCGGCAGCGCCTGACTTGCTTAATGCGCTGATTAATTTGATTGAATACTGGAAGCTGGACGAAACTGCGGAAGCCCATGCAGCAATGATAGCAATCAACAAAGCACTTGGCCGCGAATAGCCGCCCTGCTCTCTTTCACACAGAAGTAACCCATCCTATCCCACCTCGGGATATCAGCAGGTAAACAACATGAACATGCTTAAACAGCAGGAGCATCGCTACAAGCTTTGTAGTGAGAGTTTCGCACGTAAAAAATCAGGCTTAAAACCGGTGTTAATTACATTTCTGGCGCTGACGGTTGTTCTGTTGTTCGCCAGATGAGGGGGATTTATGCAGCAACATATTGCAATCACATACGTCAACTCCTGTCACTCACGGGTGACATTACAGCGTGAACAGGAACTTCACTTTGACGAAACCAGCAAGCTCAGAATCAGTACAGGAAGCGCAGAGGCTGTAATCGCTCTGGTTGACGGATACAGGGATGTAATCACGGAAGATACGCTGAAGCGCATGGATGCGGCCGACATCGTGGACATGCTACGGAAAGCAGAGTTCGACATGGATGTTATCGCACAGCTTGCAGGAAGGGGCGCGGCATGAATGCATACGCAGCACAGGATGCTCAGGAAGAGCGACGGCTGGAGCATGTAGCATGGCAGGATGCCGTGGACACGGAAGTTCAGCAGATAACATCGGATGTTTTCTTTGGTGTGGAGCAGTCAATTTTAGACAAATTCAGTGACGATGCGCAGGACGCGCTTTTTAACTCGCTGTGCAAACAAATAAAAAGGAGATTCTTTTCATGAGTAACTCACTGGTGTCGATGGCTGGCTCTCTCGCCCAAAAGCTTGATCTGGCAATCGACGAGAAAGACCTGATTAACACACTGCGGTCTACGGCATTCAAGGCTGAGGCCACAGACCAGCAGTTTCTTGCGCTTCTCATTGTCGCCAATCAGTACAACCTGAACCCATGGACAAAAGAGATTTACGCTTTCCCAGACAGGACGGGAATCGTTCCTGTTGTCGGCGTTGATGGATGGGCGCGGATCATTAACGGCAACAAAAATTTTGATGGCATGGAATTCGAAATGGATGACGAATCGTGTACATGCAAAATTTACCGCAAAGACCGGAATCACCCGACATCAGTAACGGAATACATGAGTGAATGTAATCGTGGAACCCAGCCGTGGAAATCTCACCCTAAACGCATGCTGAGGCATAAAGCCATGATTCAGTGTGCACGTCTGGCATTCGGGTTTGCTGGCATTTACGACCAGGATGAAGCAGAACGCATCACGGAAAATACACCGGCCGGGGTTATTAACGGACAGGAAAGTCATGAAAACCGGCCTGAGCTCATCGCACGCTGTGAAGAGGCTGCAAAAAACGGAATGGAAGCATTTAAGCAGCTATGGACAGAGCTTACCCCCGAAGAAAGGACGATTATCGGGTCAGCAGATAAAGAGCGAATCAAAAACAGTATCGCCATTGATGCCGAATACACTGAGGTGACAGATGGAGCAGAGAACGGATGAGTGGTTTGCGGCCAGGATAGGGAAAGTCACGGCAAGCAACATTGCAAAAGTAATGGCGAAAGGCGGCGGAGCGACAAGGAAGAATTATATGGCTCAGCTGGTTTGCGAAACACTGACAGGCCAGAAGGAAGAGACCTTTAAATCAGCAAGTATGGAGCGCGGTAACGAGCTTGAGGCGGTGGCAAGGGAAATGTACTGCCTCAACGAATTCGATGCCACGGTAACGGAAACCGGCTTTATTCTGCACCCCACCATTGAGCTTTTCGGAGCCAGCCCGGACGGCCTTGTAAACGATGACGGATTAATCGAAATCAAGTGCCCGAACACGGCAACTCATATTGAGACCATAAAAACCGGAAAACCAAAGCGTGAATATCTTCTTCAGATGCATGGTCAGATGATGTGCACCGGACGCAGGTGGTGTGACTTCGTCAGCTATGATAACCGGCTTCCGGAAAATCTCGCCTATTTCAAAACACGGATTGTTTTTGATGAAGCACTTGCCAGTGAAATAGAAACGGAAATTCGCGAATTCACGAAAGAGCTCAGGAAAGAAATCGAGTTTTTAACCAAATAACCCCACCGTTTCAGGAT